ATTTATCGACTGGTACATACCTTTAGCTCAAGAGTTTATGGGTTTCGTGCAAGACGATAAAGAGCCGCCTCGCTATAGAGGAACCAGAGTTTAATTTTAATCAAAGGAGTAACGTATGAGTTTTTTAGGAAGAGAAACAAGAGGTGAAATATTACAAACTAACAATTACAAATTGTTCCACAGAATGAGAGGAAACAGGGATGTCAGCAAAAGCCATGTAAGAAAGTTAATAAGGTCTATGGAAGAAAAGTACCTTCCGCAGCCAATAACCGTTAATGAAAGAATAGAAATTGTTGACGGTCAACATAGGTTTGAAGCAGCAAAAGAATTACAGCTACCTATCTACTATCAAATTGTTAGTGGGACTGATATAACAGATGTTCAACGGCTGAACAATAGTTCAAAGAATTGGGCCATTAGTGATTCGTTACATATGTTTTGTGAGAGGAATTATGTGGACTATCTGACCTGTAATGCTTTTATGAATAAATACAGGTTGTCATTAGAACTGTCAATGTGCTTACTGTTAAATGTTACTTCAGCAAACACGAATATGAGAGATAATTTTAAGGCAGGTAATTTTAAGGTAGTCAATCTTCCGTTAGCAGAAAAGAACGCAGAGAAGATTTTAAAAATTAAGCCATACTACAAGGGGTGGGCAAGAGTATCTTTTGCAAGAGCATTGATGATTTTGTTTAAGAACCCTGAATATGACCACGCAGTATTAGTTAAGAAATTAAAATACTGTTCACATCTGTTGCAAGACAAACTTAACGCATCCTCTTGTTTAGCAAACATAGAGGATATTTACAACTTTCACAGCAAGGCAGAGTACGTTTATTTAACTAGGAGAAAGTAACATGGCACAAGAATTTGATAACAAGAACACATGGGTTTTATTTAAGAACGACAAGGGGGACAATGAAAAGCGACCTGACTACACTGGCACAGAGGTTGATGCAAATGGTGTAGAGCATCGGATTGCAGGATGGATTCGTGAGTCCAAGACTGGTACGAAGTTTATATCAGGCACTAGGCAACTCAAAGAGGATGCACCACAGGCCTCTGCTCCAGCTCAAAACATAGCTGAACTAGAAAGTGACGTTCCCTTCTAAAATTTTGGCTTTGGTATTACATGTATTACAGAGGTATCTAATGTTAGCAGCTTTGGTTAGTTCTGTTGCATTAGCAGAAAGTGTATGGGAGGATGATGGGTCATTAACTATAATTGATTCATCAGAGCCCACAAATATTTCTATTGACAGTTCTGGCAGCATAAAAACAGAAACAGCATTATCTGGTAATGAGCCAATATTTGTTTATGGAGCAGACAAATTAACAGTTTGCCAACCAACGGCTCAAGGAGTTATCTGTTACTAGATGAAAGGTTACATGACCCCACAGGTGGTATGGCTTATAATTATGTAGGTCATACTTCATTGATACTTGTGGGGAAATGTATTTATTAAGGAGAAAAAAGATGATTAAAGATAATATATGGATTATAGCTTTAGTATTATTCATTACTGGCTTAATAGTTATTGCTATAGTTATTAAACCAGTAAACAATAAGTATCATTGCCACGCAAAGAACCATAAGCTGTATGAGTCTATAGAGCCAGACGGTAATGTGTTTTTAAAAGGTACGGAAGATTGTATTGATATAAGAGATGTACAAAGATTTCAAACAAGCATTAAGGAGATAAAGAAATGAATGATGAAGTTACTCAGCCAAGATGGTATATTAGATATGGGATTGAATGTTATACAGTTATTAAGGTACTAACGCATAACCTTTTTCCTATGGAAGTAACACACATGAGCAATCATGTGAAGTATTGTTTTCGTTGGCTAGAAAAGAATGAAGACAAATTTTTACAAGAACGTGATTTAGACAAAGCCAATGAAACATGGACTAAATTTTATTCTGAAGCTAAAGGCAGGTTCGTCACAGATAAGGTAACTATAGAAGACATAATGATTGATAAACAGTTTGATGAGTTGCATGACGAAGATTGATTTAACAAAACCACATCTTTGCCATATATGCCAAGAAGAAGGTAAGTTTTTTTATAAAAAATGGTGGTGTGGACATGACAAACATTTAAAAGGAGTTTGCAGCAATGACAAAAGGGAAAAAGGTACTGGAAAAAAATCAGGAGGAGTGGAAGGAACATAAATTTAAATACGAGGGGTACGGATTTATGGTACTTTATAACAAAGAACAGTTCCAAATCATTCACGACCAAAGCGGCAGGGTTATCACTAAAGGAGATTTCTAATGACCACTAAATCAAACTTCCATTGGTATGTTTACAATGATGGAACAAAGGCGCAGATGTACGAGTTGTTGCCAGTGGTTATGGAGCTATTTGAAAATGGCAGAAGGTTAAAGATTGAAGAAATTGCTAATGAAATGAATATGTGTGAAGCTACAGTTGTCAGTGTTGTAAGGAAGTTGTGTGCCGAAGAGAGGCTAGGCAGACAACAGACTAACCGACATACCATTTACTTTAAAAAATCATCTTGTTTGTTAGCTGAAATGTTATATCCAAAATCCATTATTGATAAGTTTAAAGTCGTAGGGCGTAAAACTTTCAAGGCTGACGATAGTCCTGTCATAAGCTACCCACAGTCTACACCGCACCAATATTCACAAATCTCAACTGTGTACGATGGCGGTGAATGAGGATTAGCCGACTTACAGCTATTATTGAGGACTGGGTACGCTGGCATAAGGTAGACAATCACAAGCTAGGATACCCAAGCAAAGTGTCATATATGTCAGTTGGGAGCTATTCTGCACATGCCTTTGATGACATGCTAGACGTAGCTGACAATAAGAATGTGAAAACAATAGACGCTATTATTCATTCATTACCACTGGAACAGAGGCAAGCAATTTATGCTAGATATTTGGGCGACAAAAAGCCACTATACTATGAACTGAAATTAGGGTTAGCTATGGACAACTTATTAACCATAGCGGGGAGAAGGATAGATGCTTAACGGAATGAAAAACGCAGTAGCAGAACATACAGATTTTGGCTTCCTGTATAGAATTATTCCAGAGAACCCTAAAGCTCAACCCAGTAATGTAGATATGATGTTTCAAAGAAAGAGTAAAGTTTTGGTGGGTGAATGGAAAAGACCTAATGAAAAAATGAGTATGGGTCAGGAAATATTATTAAACTCGTTATCAAAACAAAAGAACTTTATTGTTATTCTGATAGAAGGCCATTCAGTTGAAGGTGATACCAGTGTAGGTAAGGTTTACAAGTTAAGCAATGGGAAATATACGGAAGTTGCTAATGGCGTAGAAGGATTAAAAAGACTGTTGATTAAGTTTTATCGATGGGCGGATAAGAATGGATAAAGAAATAAGGAAAATAACGCTGCCAGACGGCTCTGTAACGGATAATTATAGTGCGGAGTACATGAGGTACTGCGAAGCCAAAACTATCGCAAGGTGGAGCTTACAACAACGCAGGACATGGTTTAATGAGCTAAAAGACGAAACTAGAATCAATGATTTAAAGAAATGGCTAACACTCATCTGGAAAGACAAGAATTAGTCATCCACTTCCGGTATATTCATGTGAATTGAATCTATGGTCAGCTCGATGCTAGTTCCGTCATCTAAAGAGATAATAATTTCAGAGTCATCGTAAGCAATCTCAACATTGTCTATGACCTTGTCTATCATGTGTAGTGCAATTAATTGTATGTCCACTGGTATTCTCTTTATATGGGTGTAGCCGAGTTTGATTTGATTGTTTCTATTGCCTTGCTTCCTTTGCTCCACTTTCCGCACGACTGGCACTGGAATCTCTGAAATACTTTTGATAGCGATAACTGCACCCCTCTCTTCTGTAAATGGTGGCTAGAGCAATTTGGGCATACCATTTCTTTGGTTTCTAGGTTGTGGTTAGGATGTATTTGTATCCAACCTCGTAACTTCTTGTAAACTTCTTCTGTTAATTTTACATCATTAATATTGTACTTCTTCATCAACTTCCATGATTTAGGGTCTTTCGCCATACAGTTAATCCATAGTGGCATACCTTCATGGGAAGTCTTTTGTCCAATACCTAATAGTTGAGCAATGTAGTCTAATTTGTTACTAGCAAATTTAAACTTACCTCTGGCGGTATTAATTAAATCTATGTCTTTGTAAGGACTAGGTGGTGGCAGTCTATGAATTAAGAACTCACGATTAAGCGTTGGCATATCAAATCTTTTGCCGTTGTACGTAATAATGGCATCAGCCTCATCTACTAACTTATGTATTTCCTTTATCATCTTCACTGGAGTTGCGTCATAAATACTAGAGAAATGTACTTTTTTGTCATCCAACCATTTAGCAGCCCAACATAGCACAGTCGAACTTTCTATTAATTGACTGATGCTAATGTTCTGTTGGAATAGTCCCCAATGGAATCCTGTGTGTGGTGATGTTTCCAAATCTAAAATAAGTATTTTCATAATTAAGCTACCTCGTTAATATCTTAATTTGAGTATAGCACTGTTCCTGTCTTGTTAATAGCTAACGCTTGTCGTCTAGGTGTTTCATTATCTTCGCAAAAAGAGATATGCACCCACTTATCA